TGTCCCATTGCCGCCTCCGTTTCCGCTTGCGCTTTGATCGACTACCAAAGCCTGGCATATCAGCTCGAGGCACTCGTATTTTACGGGATATGTGCGGATAATTCGGTACATTTTCCCGTTAAATTCAAAGTGCCCCTCGTCGTTATAGTCAAGCTCTTTAATCTCTACGCAAAGCTCGGGGCGGTAGCCCTGGGCTTGTGCCTGGTAAAACTCGCTCCTCTTTACGCCTTTAGAATTACAAAAAACCTCTCGCTTTTCGTAACACTTATAGGGCTTGCGGAGAGAGTCGAGCTTTTCGGTTTCCTGGCACAAAAAGCCGATTTCTCGCCAATACATAGCTACGCCTCCCTGGTGTACTCGTTTGAGAGCTGTAAATGCCGCTTGAGCATTTCGTAGCTGTCGCGGTACTTTGCCGCGTCGGGGTTATCGAGTCCAAACTCGGCTTTTACATAGCAGACGATCGCCCGCTTTATAATCGCGTCGCTTTCGTCCTCGACCTTTGCGGCGACGATACCGCCTAATAGGAGATCGGCTCGCGCCGCTCCTATTAGGTCGGTAATTTCAGCGTCAAAATGAGTGTGGCTAATGCGTAGGTATCGGCGAACATCATAAACAAATTGCTTTGAAATGTCCGCCATAGGTCAGCCCTCCCAGGTTACGCGGGCTTTTTCTTGCCGTAAACCAGGGTGTTAGGCTGTGCGGCACCCGCCATAAGGCAATAGCCGGTATAGTCGTTTGCGCGCTTTTTGCCGGAGCTGTCCTTTGCCAGGCTCATATCCTCGACGACATTCAAGCGGTAATAGCGGTGCATATTACCGATCACAAAGTCGCCGTCGTTGAGGTAGGGGTCAACCTCCACGGGATAGGTAGCGACGGACTTAACGCCCACGCCGTTAATGGGGGTGAAAATGTAGTTGCCGTGTTCGTCCTTGCTAAAGGAGATCTCCTCAACAATGGACTGTGCAACATAGATCTTTGCGCCGATCTTCTGCTTTTTGCCGAGCTTGCCCAGGGCAACGCCGATACCGTCGAGAGCGGTACCCTCGTAGGTGTGGGCGATCGCGTCAACGGTTGCACCCTTGAGGGTGTCGTTACCGTCGCCATAAATCAGCTCGCTAACCGCCTTGTCGCGTACTGCCTCGATCAGCTCGTCGGTGATGTAGGAAATAAACTCCTCAACCGCCATTGCCTCGAGTTTCCAGGAAACGCGGACAGTTTCGGAAATTTCGGACACGCTCAAGGTGAGCTCTGCCCACTCGAAAGAAGCGTCGGCGGTCTGCTCGGTTTCTTTCTTGTTCTTGGCGGTGCTTGCGGACTTCTTGTAGGGGAATTTCATTAAGCCGCGGATAGCGGTGCGGTTTGCGTCCCTAAACAGCGGGGACACGAGGGAAATTGCCTCCATAAGGGCGGTGTTAATATCCGTGGGGATAAACAAACCGCCGTTGTTCACGCCGTCAGTGCCAGCGGAGGGGGCGACATACTCGGTCGCGGTGGTGGTCATAGCGGTATCGAGGGCGCGCTGTTCGATCTCGGACAGAGAGCGACGCATAAGGGTCTTTGCCCACGCGGAGCGATACTCTGCGGAGGACAGCACATTCTCTCTCGTAAAGGTGGGCTCCTGGGCACCACGCTGTCCCGCCACGGGGTTAGCTACGGGAGTACCCGTTACGGTACCCGCGGAAATACCGCTTGCGATCGTGCGGCGGCGCTCGATACCCTGCATTTCGGTATCAAGGTCGCGCAATTCGGTTTCGATCGCGTCCAGGTCGGCGGCGGTGTCGGTTTCGAGCAACTTACGGAGCTCGGCTTTTCTTGCGTTGATTTCTGCAATTCTCTTGGTAAACATTGTCATTCTCCTTATCTTGGTTGGTTTAGAGTAGGGTTTTAGCTATAAGCAACTTACGGCGGCGGGCTTGCTCCAAAGCCGCAAACTCTTTCGAGTGCTCCTCCTCGAAAAAGCCTCGCGCGGAAATTGATGTTTCGTTGTACGCGGGAATATCCACCGCCGAAACATCATATAGCTTTTTGATTTTAGTAATCGTCCTCGTATGCGTGTCCACATTGTAGCTCGACTCCGCGATCGTGAACGAAAAACTCATTTTGTCGATGTAGCCGCCTTTAATCTCCTCGTGGAGGTTGCGACCCTCTGCCGTTCCCGCCAGGTTAGCCTCAATGTCTAACCCCTCGTCGGAGATAAACAGTTGGAGGGTCTTATTACGGAGGCGGGCTACGACCTTTCCTCCGTGGTTATAGTTGAAAATAACATCGGACATATCGCACTCGTCGAAAGCGCCGCGGGCGATCACCTCGAAATACTTAACCCCGTCGCACTCGAAAAGGCAAGTAGGGGTATCGAACACCACCGCGCGACCTTGCACGGTGTACTCTGCCGCACCCTCGGCGGCACCCTGGGTATTGGGTGGCAAAAGCAAGCCCGCTAATGTGCGGTACTCGCGGTTAGGTTTGATTGGCATTATGTTTCCTCCTCTTTGTGGGTGTCGTCCGCCTCGGGATCCTCGGCGGGCGGGTTGGTGTTAGGCTTATTTTCCGCTCCCTCGGGCGGTGGATCCTCCGTTTTCTTTGGCGTGGGCGTTGGCGTTCCGAGTTGGTACTCGTCCGCTTTCGCGGCGTTCACCATATTAAGCGTCTGCACGCGGCGCGCGCCCTCCTCACCGCCAAGCGGAGCCATATTGTAGGCGAGCAACACCTGGTCTATGGTGATCGCGCCAATATCCGCAAGGAATTTAAGCGTAGTCGTCTTATCGGTGAGCTTTTCGTTTTGCAAGCAATTACCCTCGAATACGACCTCGTTACCGTATGCGGGTTGTTTGCCCGAAAAGAAAGCATTTGTAAAAGCCTGGGTGCATTGTTCAAAAAACGGCTTGATTTCACTGTTATAAAATGCGCTCGCTTGCTCGGGAGTTTCCTTGTTCTGCACGATCGCCTCGTTAGTGCCGAAATAATCGTAGATTTCAGCCTTAACATAGGACAACTGCCCCGTAGGAATAGGGGTTTGCTTGTCGGTGATCGGCGTATAGTCGTACTTGTTATCCGTTACGATAACGCCCGCGCCGTTGTTCTCCATTTTGAGGTTATCTCGGATAAACTCGTCGCGGCGAGCGTTCAAATCCTCGCTCTTTGTGGAGGCTTGAATTTTCAAAATACCACGGATAACCGCCACGAGCTCCGCAAACTTGCTCATAGATTGGTTAAAAGTGTTTGCGGTTTCGAGCACGGGGAATACGGGACGGTTGTTTTCGCCGAAAACATCGTTGTTATTGAAATGCGAGCCGATGTGTATAAGGTCGGTATACGGGCAAGTGTATACATTGCCCGTCGCAAAGGTCATACGGCAATACAACTCGCCCTCTACCTCGACCAACTCGACAGAGTTTGCATTGATGTTATACAATGCCTCGAGTTTTCCCGTTATCTCATTCCACACGGGATATACGAAAGCGTTATTATATAGCTTGTATTGCGTTGCCAAGCGATAATAAAACTTGTAAGCCGTGGTGTATGGGTTGGGCTTAAACTGCAATAGGCGGTTGTATTCGCTCTTTACATCTGTCAACTTACCCTCTCCGCGCCGAATGTGCCGCGGCTTGACGATCGCCGCGCGGCGCGCAAAGCTATCAATAGCAGATCGCACCGTGTTTACATCGTAAGCGTTGCCCGAGAACGGAGTAAAGGTTGTTTGCCAGGTGTTGAGCAATTTATAGGCTTGACGGGTACCCGTTGAGCCTTTGGCTTTCCCAAATATCTTTTGGAAAAGCCCTCTTTTTTCTGGCATATAATCACCCCACATTGTACATAAAGTCGTCGTAATATTTCACATAGATAACCCAGGCATTTAATAGCGATACTGCGCCGTCTATGCGTCGTTTGTCGGTTATTTTGATCGGCTGTATATTGTTCAACCCGCTTTTCTTTACCGCCGTGTTTGATAGGCACCAAACCAAAATAGGGTTGTTGTTATAATTAACGATCTTGTCCGCGAGAGCCGCTCCCATTTCTCGCATAGGTTGGCTCCAAGTAAAAGGACCCTGGGCGACGGGCTCCATTGTAAACCCGTTGTTTTTCATTTCCTCGACCCAATAGCCCGCTAACGCTCGGTCGTAACCGATCTTAAAAGCGTCTATCTTGTGCTCCTCGCGCATTTGCACAAACCAGGCTGTAACATCGGAGAAAGTAACGCGGTTTCCCTCGCAAATAGTTAAAAGCCCGCGCTTTGCCCATAATCTGTACGGTGCCTCGTTTGTATTTTTCTCCTCGAGGTGTTCTACGCGAGCCTGGGGCAAAAAGTAATGTTGCAACACATATACCGTCTTGTCCTCGGGTTTGCGAATAAGCAAGGTTGCCGCCGTTAAGTCGGTCGTAGCGGAGAGGTCGCAACCGCCGATCGCATAGGTGTTATAAACATCTGCCATATCGAAAGTAGCGGTGTTTTTAATCTCCTCGTAAGATAGCCAAACATTGCTCTCGTTCTCGCGTATGTTAAAATCCTTGCATAGCACGCCTGGGAGATCGGCGGGGTTGTTTTTGGCTCGCTCAACAAAAGCGGCGAGGGTTTTATACTGCTTGATTTTTCCGAGCCCTGGGTTTGCCTTAATCCACATTTGAGGATCCGTCCACTCGTCGCGGCTGTCAAGCTCGTAGAGTATCGGCAAAAAGGTGTCGTCCTTTTTGGTACCGTCTGCAAGCTCACAAGCAAGCTCGTACATATTGTCGAATATGCACTCGCGGACGGTGCCCGCGGTGGTAATCATAACGACAAGAGGTTGACGGCGGCTCGATGTGGATTGTTTCATAACCTCGTAAAGGTTACGATCGCGGATAGCGTGTAGCTCGTCTATGATAACGGCGTGAGAGTTTAAGCCGTCGAGGGTGTTAGAGTCGGAGGCGAGAGCCTCGAAAATAGAGGAGGTCGCGGGAAAGTAAATGTCGTTGCGACGCTTTTTAACAACCGCTCGGAGCTCGGGCGATTGTTTTACCATATTGACCGCCTCGGTAAGTACCTTTTTCGCCTGGTCTTTTTTGGTCGCAACGGAATAAATCTCCGCCGCGCCCTCATAATCGGCGATCAGCATATATAACGCAATGCCCGAAAGTAGGGTTGACTTGCCGTTTTTTCGTCCGCATAAAAACATCGTTTCGCGGAAACGGCGGTAGCCCGTGTCCTTTTCCAACCAACCGAAAAGCAACTGTATAAATGCTTTTTGGAATAGCTCAAGCTCGAGCGGTGCTCCGATCGTGCCTTGTGATTGCTTGCAAAAGGTTTCGATAAAAAGAACGGGGCGCTCGCCCGCCTCCTCGTCGAAATAATACGGCGAGTCGTCGGAATTAGCCTCCATTTCTGCAACAAGACGCGAGTAGACCGCTTTTACACGCCTACTCGTAATTATGTCGCCGCTACTTATGCGGTCGTAATACTCTTGTACATAGTTCAACGGGTTTTCGCCGTCCTGGTTGCCTTTGTTGCAAACATCATAAGAGCTTGTCCCGCCTTTTCGGTTTCGGTGTTGGGTGCAAACTCGTTAAGTTGCTTAATGGTGGCGTTGTAGTTCTTAACCATTGCGTTATATGGCTGTAAAAGCGGGTGTGCCCGCTCGATCTCATAGTTACCTTGTGGCATAGTTACCACGAGCCCGTCCGCGCTGATTTTTGCCTCCATATCCTCCAAAGAAACGAGCATATAGGCGGCTCTTTCGATCAATTTTTTTGCGATCTCGAGCTGTTCTTTAGGCAAATTTTTGTAAATTTTCTTAATTCTGTTTTGCTCTTTTTTCTGTCGCGTATATAATGTATCTTCCACTCTAAAACTCCTTTCTTTGGCTTTTAGGGTAGGGGGGTAATACACACAAGGAGCGGTCATAAAAGGGACTCCTTTGCGGTTCATAAAAAACGATATGCCAATTTTCAAACGGGGGGGATAGCGTCAGCGTTTACCTCTGTGATCTCCGCGTCGTGTATGTCGATCGCTACCACATTGATAGCGTTAAGCACGAGCTTACTACCCTCGATCGTATCAAGAATAACGGTGCCCTCCTCGAGCGCATTAGCGAGGCGCTCTTGAAAGTCCGTAGTAGTTGCCTCGACATTGAAAGACAAAGCCGCGTTGCTTGTGTATATAACTAACTCGCATACTCTACGCATATAGTCCCTCTCTTTCTACGAGGTTTCCCTCGTCGTCAAACATAAGCCCGCTCGCTGTGATTGGCTCGCCCGCGTGCTCTGCCGCGTGGCACTCACGGCACAATAGCTCGAGGTTATCCTCGGACAGCGTAATGCCTGGGTTGTTTATATTCTGCGGCGTAAGGTGTTTCTTGTGGTGTACGATCTCGCCAGGTTTCCCACATCGTACACAAAGCCCCATATCGCGCTTGTATATATATTCCCTGGTATCACGCCATATTTTGCTCAAATAAAACTTGCGTGCAAAGTCTTGCATATAACAGCGTCCCGCCCTCTCCGCCGTATTGTGAGTGTTATATCTGCTCCCGATCAACGACAAAGCGAGCCGCATTACTGCCGCCCGCTTTTCGTAGATTTCTACGGTATCAGTATAAAGCGAGAAAAAGCAAGTTTCTATACGGCGTTTTTTCGATTGCTCAAATTGAGCTTAACGCGGAGGCTCCGTAGTATAGCAAAGCAAACTCCGCTACGGCTTTGTTGCGGAGGTTATATACCGTGCTTAATGACTCTATGTAGAGCTCCGCCATAACTGCCTCTTTTGGGCGCTTTTCGATGTACCACAAACGGACGAGCTTTTTTTGCTCGTCTGCTAATTGCTCTATAATGCCGTTAATTTCGGCGAGCTTTTCCTGGGTGTCGGCAATGTTGCGTGTACATTCCGCAAGCTCCAAAAGATCGTTAAGCGTATCGCTTACATAGCTCGAGTCCGTAAAGGGCTTGCTATAATCAATCCCTCCGAGCTCGCGCGGGGATCCGCTGTCTATGAGGCGCTGTTTTCTGTGGCGTAAATTATCTAACGCTTTTTCGAGCGTAGGCACCGAGGAGAGCACTTGCTCCGCCGCCTTAAAATAATTCATATTCGCCCTCGCTTTCTGCTCCGTTTTGGAGCGGGTTTTTTATACATACGGACGGTTACATAGTAGCCGCCGTTGATTTCGTTATAAAACGGGCGGCAATCGGCGAGAAAATAGCCGTCATAAAGACGCTCGAGCTCCTCGCGGTTGTCGTTTCCGCTGTCGTGTAATTGCTTAACCTTGTATTGCGCTATTTTTCCGTCCCTCTTTTTTTCCTCGGGCTGTTCAAGGTTTCGGGACGCACACCAACGCTTGCCGAGGATAGGCTCTTTTACGAGATATTTTGCAATGCCGACTATTCCGTACTCGTCAAATTGTAGCGGCTTTGCCGTCGTGTAACCTCTGCCCCAAATTTCCGCAAGGTCGTTAATGTCAACGCCGCCGTTCATAACGATATGGTGGTGGAGGCGGGCGTTTTTCTTGCCGATCTCCGTAACGGCTACATATTTCAGCTCGGGCAAGCCGTTTTTCAATCGGAAACGCTTTACTCGACGGAGGAAATTTTGCATTTGTCTTTGTGCCTCCTCGGGCGTGGCGGGGTAATTCTCGTCGTTGTATGTAAGGTCAAACCGAATATCTCTTTTCGTAAAATTCGTGTTCAGTAAGCGGATCAACTTACGCTCGGCGTTTCTTTGGTTTAGGATCCGCTGTGTTTCTGTGGTAGGTTTTCTCTTTTTACTCCGTCCTCTTTGTTTTTCAAAGACGGGGAAAATATCAACCTCCAAATATTCGCCGCAAGTATATATTTTTTCTCGATATAGGCAACGCATAATTAAAACCTCCGTATTTGCTCTTGGGGCTCTGCCCCAAACCCCGAGGTTTACCGCTTTCGTTTTCCATAAGGGAATATGAAAATAGGCGGAGCGGGCATTGCTTACTCACTCCGCCCTAATTAACTCATTCCAGGCTCATATCCCGATCGGCGAGCACATCTACCCGCCGCGCTCTGTCTTATGGGCAAAGCCGTATTTTCTCGGTATATTTTGGCGAAAGTCAAACAAGGAGAGGGCGGCACCCTGGACGGGCTCGTGGTCGTTAAGTTATTATCCATTACGAGCCCGAAATAGAGCCTCCCTTTGCTCTTGTTTCTATTGACTTTTCGTTGCCTTTGTGCTATAATAATTAAAGGTAATTGAGTAACACAAAGGCTGTTGCGGCGGCTATCACTCGGGCGGAGCGATAGCCGCTCTTTTTATTTTGTTTTGATGTAACACCAGGATTGCGGGGCGCGATCTATGCCAAAGTCCGACAGCGGGCGCGGGTGAGGAAAGCGAATAGGCGTACTCACAACAAGCCCGTAAATGTCGTTGCCGCGGGCGTATGCCGCGAGCTCGTCCAGGGAGAGGCAAGCCCTCCTCATAAATTCGGCGCGGATAGCGTCGCCCTCCGAGGCGTGTAGCCCGCTCCCGAAAGCGTTTGTCTTGAGTATGCAAGAGCATTTGAAAAAGCCGACCACGGCACCCGCTCCGCCGTGTCCTTTGGTTTCGTACATATATATAATGTAGGGATAGTTGCCGCCGCTCGGGGCGGTCTTTCTTATTTCAAGGTCTTTTTCGCCGCTTAAAATCCGCTCGTCGTGTATATGGTGAATAGGGAGTAGAATTTTGTTATACATCGGTACCGCCTCTCTGTGCCTCGTACTCGTCCGCCACGGAGAGCACCTTTTGAGAGTAGCTCGTTTCGTATACGCCTTTGTCCCAAAGGACGGAGGCTCCGTATTCGCCCAGGTTGTAAGCCATACATACCAAAGCGGGATCCTCGTACTTTTCAAAAAGTCCGCGGAGGAGGTATATTCCACCGTGGATATTTTGGTATGGGTCTGTAAAATCCGTAATGCCGATCGCGTCCGTTAGGGTCGCGTGATTGCATTTGTTTATCTGCATTAAGCCGTAGTCGCTCGTGCCGCTGATAACATCGGCGCGGAAAGAGGACTCTTTATACATAACCGCCATAACAAACTCAAAGTCGATATAGTAAGCCTGGCATAGGTAATATGTATACTCTTGTAATTCCTCGGGCAATTTGCACTCGAGCGGGGTAAATCCCTCTCCCGCCACATACACAAAAGACGGCGCGCCGTCCTCGGTAATGCTTTTGCCGTCCCTGGTACCGTAGCGCGGAGGCTCGGTTGTTTCCTCGACCGCCGCGGCGGATCCTCTCGCTGAAAAGATCGCGCCAACAATCACGCCGCCGAGGGTGCCGCCGATCAGCACCAGGCACAAACAGAACGCTATAAGCTGTATCGCCGTTTTGCGGCGGGCTTTCTTTTTCTGTATCGGGCTCATAAAGTAACCTCCTTAATCTTTTTCGGGTCTACGATCGAAACGGAGTTGTTGTTTTTGTCTGTAAGCTCCGCCGTATATTCGGCGGTGCCGTTCTTATTCCGTTTGATGATAGCCGATACACATTTATAGGTAATGCCGTTATGCTCAACGGGGCACCCGCTGAATAAGGCATTATTAAGCTGTTGAAAATCCATATAGCCGCTCCTTATTTCTTTTTGTTACCGATCAGCACAAGCACGATCAGCGTAACGCAAATCAAAGCGGTAATAATAACGCCATTGCTCATTCCTCCACCTCCTCGTCCATATTGAGCGAGCATTGCTCCGCCACGGGCTCGGGTTTTTCTCTCTGCTGTTTGTTAAACAAGGCTACGCGAGAGAGGTTTAAGAGGTTTTCCAGGGTCTTAATAAACTCCTCATTTACGAGATCGTAAGGAGAAATAACACCGAGGAGCACAAAGCCCGTTTTTACGGCAATATAAGGTCTGCCGAGCTTGTCTACGCGCTCGTACAGCTCGTAGCCCGCGTCCACATCTGCAAAGGGCTTGAGGTAGCGTGTGTTAATAAAGGTTACGCCCTGGGAGGTGTTGAGAGGCTCGAGCGTCCGTCCGCGTGCATAAAGAGCGATCGCGCCGCGGTCGATCATTCGCTCGGTGTCGTCGTCGTCCTCAAAGTTGATAAACGAGGGCAACTCCCGCTCCTCGAAATAAAACTTGTCCCGCTTGTCCTCGGGAACATCGAACATCATAAAGATGTTTTCCCGCGTCAGCTTTGGGAGATTGTACACGGGGTAAAACGCCGAGCCGTTACCGAGCCATTGACACGAGGGTGTTTCGGAAACAATAATTGTTTTCTCGGCTTTTAAGATCGCCTCGATCTGTTTAATTTTCATTGTCTGCCTCCAATTCCGAGCGGCATTGCTCAAAATACTTACACCATAGGCAACAACTACTACAATCGCTTTTCGGCTTTAGCCATAGCTTGAGGCGGAGGCGGAGGTTTCTAACCTT